TCGGTGGTGAAGAACGTATCTTTATGATGAAGGAGCAGCAGATGTTACTGACAGACTTGGTGAGAAAACACCCAACAATTATTACTGATGAGGGTAAAGATGTTATACGAAATAATCTTACACCAAATATTCCAGTAAAATGTATTCATTGGTTTTTTCGAAATGTTAAATTTGAGAATGAAAACATCGCGACAGGAGATCCAGTACCTTCTGAAGATGGTGAATATCTAATGCACAATCGTTTCAACTTTTCATCAAATGTAAATTTCGATGAAACGTATTCATTCTTTGCCCCCATCATGAAATCGACAAGTTTCTATATAAATGGTAATAAAATGCCAAATATTTCAGACACTACACACACATATTATAAGTATCTAATGCCACTACAAAAAAGATTGTCAAGACCAACGAGAAACATTTATACATATAGCTTCTCGATGAATCCGGTAAATGTGGAACCATCGGGGAGCTTAGATTTTAGTCAGATACAATCTGACAAAACGGCGATTGAAGTCAAGTTGGATACGAGCCTAGTAAATGTAGACCTAGATAAATTCACGCTACATATGTATTACACGGGCTATCAAACATTTAAGTTTGAAAATGGTTTCATGTCGATTGCTTACTAAATAACGCGTCCTTATTTTCAGCAATATAATCAATGATTCGGTTCTTAATGCACCATTTGATGAAATTCAATTGAGCTAATGTCGTTTGAATTTCATGAGATGTCCCCGGGATTGTATAACCAAACTTTTGTGACCTACAAAACGGGTCAAATAGTTTTTTGCTATACCCATCTAGAGAAGACTTATACGCACAATGGACAGTAAATAATTTACCATCACCAGTTGTGTATGAAGTGTGGTTTTTCTTTGAATAATTTGTAATAAACCATTCCAAATTTCTAAGAGAAATCCCACTCGTTTTATCTAAAATTGTTAGTAGTGTAGTTTTATTCTTTTCTTCGGTGTAAAAATTGTTAATGGATGTTAGTAGAATATCACTCTTGTTCATTACTATATAATAGTATTCAATTCTATAAGCCCGTTATTACACCCCGGGCAATTCCGCACAAACATTTGTTCTGGACCGTGATTGTGTAAACTAGAACTCGATAAACTTCGCTGACATATACGTTCACCCTGCGCCTTGTGGTGACGACAATATCCATTATAAACACCCCTGAATGTACACCTATCACCAGATGATTTTGTACCTCTACAAATGGTGGATGTACAACTCTTGGGTATATCTTTTAGAAGAAGTTCTAGTGGTATCGCATGTTTTTTTGAAATCACTTCGGCGTAATCGTTGAGTGCTAGTGTCCTCTGCTCATCGACCTCTTCGTCAAACAGTTTTACAAGTTTTTCATAACGGCTCATTCTTACTTGTACTTTGCTCATAATTTTTAAATAAGTCTTCGACTGATTGTTGCTTTTTCATCCTTGACTCCTTAAGGCGACCGCGTAAAATTACGAGTGTCCCACTTTCATCCAAACCAAGACGTTTACATTCAGCGACGAGTTCATCTTTCTTCATACCACTGAGGGATGGTTCCTTCTTCGGCTTGGGGGGTTTGTGTTGATTGATGATTTCACCAAAGATTTCTTCCTTCACATTTTCATAGAGTGGATCTAGAAGATCGCAGACGGGGTTGAGGAACTTGTTAAGGAAATAATAGTGATAATCTACAGGAATACCATGCTCCTCTACATATTTTGGATCCTCGGCCTTTTCATACGCTTTAGCTTTGGGGTCTGTAGTCTTTGTGAGAATGTATGGTACCCGATCACCAGATTGTGGCTCAGACCCCGGCTTTCGTTCTCGCATTTTGGTCACAACTTGTACATGCGATTGGTTGATATTTATACTTTCAGGACTTGTTACTGATACATTTTTACCACCGACCTTGTATGTGTCTGAGAGACCTTGACTAAGAATGAGCTTTTCATTGGGTATATCCCCCGAGAGAAGCTCAATAGCTCGCTCTTTTGCCAACTCTTTGGGTGGACCAGGGTCACTCGACGTGAGAACTACATCAAGAAGTTCTTTACACACTTCCCTCATATGAGGTGTGTTATCTCTGCGAACAATTTGAAGTCCCTTGACATCAATGTAGTCCATGTGCATCTTATCATCCTTACCCTTCGTCCAAAGTTTAGCAGCGTAGCGCTTCTTACTGTAGAGGAAATACGGCCAATAAACTTTTTCAAGTTCCAAGTTATTAGGCTTCTTGAAAAGAGCGCTACACTCTTCAGCAGCTCTCTCACCTACTTCCCAACTGTACGCGATAGCATCCTCACCCTTGCGATCACCCACATCAAATTCAACCATGACTGAATCCGTGTCCCCATATCTGACCTTTGCCCCGGGAAAGTTTGCTTCTACATAGTTCTTTGTTTCCTCAATCATAGATCGACCTTTACATGTCGTCGTAGAAGCGATTGGAACACAAGGTAGGATACCTTTACCAGCTCCAGTAAAACCGTAGACCGAGTTCATTGAAATCTTATAGGCCAATTGCTTTCCATTGTAGACTTCCTTCATGAAGCCAGTCGCCGCTGCCATGTCCCGTTTAGCCTGTTTACGGAACTGTTTTAGTTCCATAAGAATATTAGGAAGAAGACTCGGTACATCTTGTGCAAACTTGTAAGTTCGGTCACCGATATTGAAAACTTCATAATTGATACCAGGTATATTTCCATACTTCTTTTCATCCATCACGTAACTTGAGTAACATAGATTGTGTGCCATCATGATAGATGGGTACAGCGCTTCAAAATCTAGAGCTGTAATCGGGGTGTAATAGGCACCCTTTTGGGCGTCCAATACCGTAGCACCTTCGTATGGCTCTTCGGGGATTGCCCCATACCGGATAGTTGGCACCATGAATCCCAACTCCCGAGCTTTCTTTGTGAGTTGCGAGAAAACTTTTATTTGCTGACCACGTTCTACGAGAAATGGAACTGGAACCCACGTAGCTTTAGCCATCTCAACTAGATTCAAAAGGGTACAGAGCTTCTTCATGAGTTTATGTGGAAGGAGTGTGTCCTTGATACAATACTCAGCAACTTCCCTCAATTTAACCGGATCCTCTTCTCTATAACGAGCGAACATTTCCTTGGGGGGCATATCAATCTTTTGGTCGCCAAGGTAAAGTTTGGATACATTATCTAATTTATAACTGTCAAGTTTGTATCCCTTCTTGATTTCATGGAACATATCAAATGTAAAACGACCAGTCATTGGAAGGAGTTTCAAGAGATTATCTCCAAGCGCACTCGATGACAGCTTTTTAATAACAAGTTCAGACTCGGTATCCTTGAGTTTACCCAAATTGAAGAATTCATAATGACAACGATTCAAACGCGCTCGTTTGTAAATGTACTCCATATCAAACCCAAAAATATTCCAACCTGTGATGATATCGACATCCTTCTTTTGAATGTATTTTTGAAAAGCTTCAAGCATTTGCCTCTCTGTATCATAACTTCGAATGTCGCAACCATCTAAATTCGAATCAGTTTGTTTGTAACACAAACATGTCTTGTCATATGGTTCGTCTGAGCCAAACTTACACAGGGAAATTGCAATCTGAAAACACGCGTCACCAACAATATCGGCGTCTGGAAATTTACCTGTAGAACTATTACATTCAATGTCTACAGAAGCCACAACAAATGGTGCAATGTCGTCCCGAGCGACAGGTTTCAGTGTATTCCAATCGTTACAGAATAGATCGATATCAACATTTGCAAGATGTGAACGAATACATTTATCACCACTATCAAGCCATCCAGTTGACTGGATACCAGTGCGATGCATGAGACGAAGAACTGGATCTACATTTGATTCATAAACTTTAACGTTTCTTGTCCCAAATATACTGAAAAGATCGGGGGTTTTGTCGAGTGTCTTCCTCAGGAAAGAATCAACTAATCTTCTAGCTTGGAGGTTTTTAAAATTAAGTTTCATAAATGGAAACTCTTCATTGTTCTGGAAACCCCAGACGTCTTTTGATTTCATGACCGAATAAGAAACTAGAGAATCGCTACATTTTTCATCCAGGATTTGATATATTCGTCTTATTTTTTGGTTGTCGATATTCCCGGGAAGTTTTACAAAAAAATATGGTGTGAACGCGGTTGTAACACAGACCGATTTACCACCTTCATCCTTACCAAAAATGCTGATTAAATGCTCGTCGTCAGTATCTCGGGCCTCCCATGTTAAAGCTTGGAAGGTTACCATTATGTAATAATCGAACGAAAATTTTAATATACTATATTAGTAAAAATGTCAGCTGCTTTGATTGACCTTGTATCTAAAGGAGCCCAGGATGTGTACATCACTGGTCAGCCAGAGGTGAGCTTCTTCAGACAAAACTATAAACGCCATACAAACTTTGCGATGAAAGCCGAACGCATGGACTATATCGGCACCTTTGCCGACTCAAATGAAGTCATCATTCCCATTCGCTCCAAGGGTGATCTCTTGAGTTACGTGTGGGTCGAAAGTACCGATATTGCCAACGTCGGTACAAACGCCACTGGATTTTTTTCATCCTCGTCCACGACGCCAACCGCTTTCCAATTGTGGATTGGGGGTCAAAAAGTTTGCGAACTTGATTCTCTTTTCGTCCAGGGTGTTCACAACCCTCTTTTAAGAGACAACAGCGCTAAGGCGTCTTGTGCCATAACCACAAACGTCAAAAAGCAAAATCATTCAGGAAACTACTACATGATTCCATTTTTCTTTGGGGAAGATTGGACAAAGGCTCTCCCACTCGTGGCCTTGCAATATCACGACGTTGAAATCCGTGTGAAATGCCGCGACGGTGGATTTACACCACCAACACCACCAAAGGTTTATGCGAACTACGTTTACTTGGACACCGATGAACGCAAATTTTTCACCGATAATGAACATGAACTTTTAATTACACAAACTCAATATCAGCCAGCCAACCCTGGGGATACCGATCTCGATCTCAGTTACTTCAACCACCCAGTGAAATCTCTTCACTTGGTGTCGGGTTTAGCCACGGCCAACAATTGGGATGTTGAATTTACTTTCCAAAAGTCTTCACTTTACATTAACGGTGTCGCCCTTTTCGAAGAAACGTCAAACGTGTACCACCATAACGTGGTTCCAGAAATGCACTGCACAGATCTTCCAGACGACGTCCTTGATGACCTCCCAACCTTCACATGGCCATTCTGTCTCACTATGAGCAAAATGCAACCAACCGGGACTCTTAACTTCTCCCGCATCGATAACGCGAAATTGACCCTCGTCGGCCCAAGTGGTGGTAACGCGCTTCATCGCGTCTATGCAGTTAACTATAACATTCTTCGAATTAAGGATGGTATGGCTGGTGTCGCGTTTGGTAATTAATTTTACTTTTAACATAATTACAAAACCTTACATACGATTGGTTTAAAAATATCAATGATATGTAGGATAAGATGGATCTCGTTCCAATCAAACTTATTAAAAATCGCGATGTTCGCGATCGCCTTTTGAGGGTAAAAGGTGAGACGGCTGAGATTGACAAAAACGACTATATTGAGAGTAAGATAAACACAAGTCTCGCGGCGAGGCATCTCATGGCTATTGAAGACGCTGCTGAAATCGCGAAACAACTTCTCCAAAGCCGTGGAGTCTTTGAACAGATTGGGAAAGATATAAAAAAGGAATCCAACTATGACTTCAAGTTTGTGTGTCGTAAAACATCCAACATGACGAAATCCACAAAGAACCGTAAAGGTATCCAATATCTTCATATAGCACACACATATCCGGGTGGTGACGGACACTACGCTCTCGCGAGGGTCAATCACAGAGAGAAGTCAATTAAATTATTCAATTCCATGGGTGCGGGGCGTACAGAATTCAAGAACGAACTGCGTACGGTATATGGAAATACGTATACCATACGAAATAAACAATCCACAGCCCAACCGACGGGTGGATTTGTGACAACAAATTTGGAAAATTATAAAGAGCTTCTTCGCAATACAAAGATAAATATAAGAAACACAAAGGTTCTTGAAAAGTCTTTTGAAATTTCACAATATGATGAATTGTCTCAACATCATTTTTGTTACATAGAAGCCTTCATCGCCATGATGCACGATACTCTCGGAACACCCCTCGGTCCAAGAGATCCACGGGATCGTCTCGTATTCATAAAAATGGTGGTGTGGGGACTCATTCATAAATATGTGCCACCCTCAAATAGAAAGACACTCCGATGGAAATACTTTGAAACAAACTTTCCATATTTTTTGAAAATCACAAACACCCGTGGTAACCGATTTAACTTGAATCACATCGCACAAATACCAAAACTTGTGAATGGTATCAATGTTGAAAAGGCTAGAAAAACTTTAGTAAAAATAGAATTTCCCAAAACTATTAATAGCTCGTGGTCTTTGACTCAAATACTAAATTGGGCGGGAAGCAATTAAATGTGTGTATATTGTAAATGATTCCAGCTATTATCGTCGGAACTCTCGCAGCCGCCGCAGCGTACACCTTCACGGGTGATAATCTCGTGAGTTCCAAGGAAGCTAAGAAGTTGATTCGCTCAGGAAAGATAAAGAAAGTCATTGATGTTCGCACAATTACCGAGTACAGAGCTGGTCACTATCGGGGCGCTCTTCACATTCCAGTGAGTAAAATCAATAGGAAAACTACCACGGAACTCCCAAAGAAGGGTTTGCTCGTCTACTGCAACACTGGGCAACGAGCCAGATTTGCGGCAGAGAAATTAGAAGAATTGGGTTTTGAAGATGTGTATTACATTGCGGGACACTACTCAAGTCTTAAGTGAGACCCTCGATGACCTCTTTTGTCTTTTCGTACATTCGCTTCGCGTGGAACTTTTCATCTTTGAGTTGTTCCCAAATCGTCAATCGATACTCCAAGAATTCTAAGAATCGCTCGGGGTCTCGTTTGGACTTGTAACGGACCTTTTCACCTTTCATCGCCTCGTTCATGGCGGCAATCTTGGCTTCAAACATGCGTTTTTGCATGGCATCTGGACTCTCACGAGACGTGATTTCTTCCTTTTTGAGCGCCATTTGTAATACAGTTGCGCGACATCTTTAATTGATTGTAAGAAGTGCTTCGGTTTGATCCAACTTTTGAGCTTTTGTAACTTCACGGTGAGGCACTTTTGTTTTTTGACTTGGTAATGTCTTACCGTGAATGACAACGGGGTTCCAATCTTGATGGTTCATTTTATTATATATGGAATTAAATCTTTATTCATACCCTCTCCAACTTCCCTTTAATCTCTTCTATAAGTCTTGGCATAGCTTCAGACTTAAACACTTCCTTAGTTGGGAACCGTTCGTCTGTAGCATCCGGGTTTGTTTTGCGGTCAATATCCAAAATGATGTTTTTTGTAGCATCATAGTACTTATCATACTTTGATTCATCCTCAAGAACCTTGAGAACACCATTTTTCCCGACATTCCGTGCAATAGTTTGCATGGCTTCATGCTTTGGTCTATAAATGGTTCTTTTTCTTTCTTCAATAGCTTCACCATGTTTATTTAAAACCCTACCAATCACCTCCTTCGTTTCTAAAACATCATTTTGGGAAATCTCCTTCACAATTTCCTTACCAACAGTTTCTATAGCCTCAGCTATAGTAGTGGCATCGACGGATTCTCTCACAAAACTATCAACAATTTCCTGGGTTGGTTTTTGTTTGAGGATGGCAATCATAATATCAACCATTTGTTCCATTGCGGTACCAATAATCGTTAAACCATTGTTACCATTAGAGCGATACTTTTCAATGTATTTTTTGGGAATGAGGGCATCCTTAATGCTATAGAGCTCTTTTAACATCTTTTCAGATTGGGTTCCACCCGGAGTTCTATTCTTTGTGTAGATGAGGTAGACAATCGCAACAAGAATTGCAACCAAGACAATGTTCATAATTCTTTCCTGGTTCATATTATATTATAGTTGTGACATTTTATTTGAGATACCATCCGACAGTCTATCCAAATCATTCACCGACTGGGGTGTGGGTTCCGCTATAGGTTTCACCGAGGGTTCATCTTTTGGTCTCATTGACATCATAGCGAAAATTGCAGCGGCTATACTGATAATCAACAATATGATAATAACAGTGATATTCATTATAATACAATCAGATTTTTTTAACTGGCCCAAGCACAACATCTGGTGACAGGTACTTTTTAAGAACATTCGGGGGATGAAGCATATCAAACTCTTCAGTTGCATCTTTGCCAGCAAAGAGCATGATCGCCTTCTTGCCACCTGGATGATCTGGCAAAAACTTTGTGAGATCATACACGATATCTTTGATAATTACCCAACAATCTTCTTCGGTATTATGCTTCGCA